TTACGACGCCTCCAAGAGCTCTTCGGACGGATCGAGGGAGCCGCCCATCCCCTCGCCGAACGTCGAGGCGCCGGCATTGATTACGTGACGATCATGCTGTCGCTCGACAGCCGCTACAAGACTCTCCGCGCCCTTCAAATGACGCGACGGGAGCACTACGCCGTCGGTATCGAACGCCGCCTCGAACGACCGCCGATAACGAACGAACCGCCTACCTATGCGCTTGTCCTTCTTCTCCCCGTCACCGTTCGCCCTGGGAGCCGATCCGGGCGTATACGACGACACGAGCAGAAGCCACGGCCGCTTGCCCTTCGAGCGCCGCCAGATCGACGGCGGCGGGAGCGACCGGACATAGTGAACCGCAGCCGTCAGGCTACGAAGCTGGTGATCCACGAACGCGGGATCCTGCGCAGTCCAGACCCACTCACACGAGAGCTTGCGCGACTGTTGCAGGACCCACATGAGCGCGACCGAGAAATCCTTCCACAGCCGCGCCGGCATGATCACGCCTACCTCGTCCATCAGCAGGACCAGCCCGCGACTCTGGTCGCGCAACGCGAACGCCCGGCCGGTCAGCACGTCCAGGTCAAGACCCGCATCCGTCATCGGCAGGGTGTCGTGTTCGATCGAACAGCCCGCTACGCGGACGTGCTCGTGCGCGACCTTGCAGCGCCGGCCGCAGACGCGCCGCGCTAGCGAGCCCTTGCCCTGGCACGTCGGCCCGCAGCGCACAGGAATGTTCGAGAGCAACACCGCGTCGCGCGCGCGCGCGAGCTCGAGCGAATGACGAACCGCGAGTGTCGTCTTGCCGGCACCGATCGTGCCTACGTAGCCCTCGATGATCCCGTACTGCCCGCCGCCCTTCGAAATCTTCCAGAAGCCGAACACCGAGAGAAAGACGACGACCACGACGGGCGTCAGCCACAGCCAGTAGGGCCCGACGACCGCCCACAGCGCCCACACGGGCGCGAGGAAAACCGAGGCGATCGCTTCCAACCCGCCGATCACGCCGGGCCTCGCCAGAGCGAATACTCAGCCGGTTCCTCTGCGAGCTCGAAGCCGTCGCAACGGCACTCGTGCGCCGCCCCGCCGTCACAGAACGCCACCGGATCGTTCTCGAAGTGTTGACACACACAATGCTCACACCAGCCACACCGGAGCCGCGGACACTCCCTCCGGTGCATCACGGTAGGACCAGGTGGCGGATCGTCAGCAAGAGCCGGAAGCCGAACACCGCGCTCAGCGCGGCGATCGCCACGGCGCCGACCGTCAGCGCCTCCGAGAGCGGCGCGATCTGGTTCAACCACGAGTACCCGGCGATGATCCCCGTCGGCACCGCGAACGGGAGCCCGCTGCTCGCCGGCAGCACGGCTACCACGAGCGCCTGAAAGACGCCGACCAGCGCCCCAACGAGGAATTCAACTATCACCGCTCGCGCCTCCGACCGAGCCCCGAACGACCCGGAACAGCATCAGCGCGCCGGCGACGTAGATGAGGCCACCTTCGGCCGTGCGGACCCACGACGGGACCGCAGAGGCGAAGTCCGCCACGCTGTACGTGCCGGCACCGATCCCGTGGATGCCTGGCAGCGTCACCGAGAACGGCATCGCATGGCCGGCCGGCGCCGCGAGCAGCCCTTGCACGCCCGAGACCACCCCGGCGACGTAGGAGAACGGGACGCGGCCGCTGATCGCCGTGTTGAAGTTGCCAATCGCGTTGCCGAGGCCGACCCCCGGCTCGAACAAGTCCACGCCGATGTTGGCGAGGTACGTCACGCCGTCGCCCGCGATGTTGCCGACGTTCGACAGCATGCAGCCGACCCACGTGATCGCCGACACCGGGTTTAGGTCGATCGTGCAGACCCCCACCGACGGGTAGTCGAGCATGAACGCCTTGCACTCGCCCGAGATAGGCCCCACCGGATGGTTCGTGCTGATGCACTTGAGCGTGTTCGGCCCGAGCCCGGTCCCGTTGCCGATCCCGGACCCGTCCCCGGTGCCTCCGCCGCCGCCCGTCCCCGTGCCACCGCCCGGCGCGGTCGACGACAGCGGGTTGCCGTTCGAGTCACAGAGGTAGCCCTGCGGGCAGTACGGAGCCGCAGTCGCACCCGGCGCAGGACTCACATACGGGGGCGGCGATCCATACGGACCCACCCACCCTAAATCCTCTAATGCAACCGTCAGATAACCGGTCCCACCCGGCCAGCTACTAAAATCGAAATGGAACGCAACATTGACGGTCCCCGTGAAATCCGACACATTACGCGCATCGTCGGCCACCACCTGCTGGTACGACGTACTCGTAAACGCCGGGTCCCACGAGCAACCCGATCCACCACCCGTCGGTCCCCACTTCACGTCCGCCAACCCAGAAGTGGCACCGCACCTGCTCGCCTCGTTGTAGAACACCTGGGCCGTCGTGTTATACATCGAACTATTCCACGCGCTGAACGACAAGATGAACGTCGCCTTATACCGGTGCCCCGCCACCACCTGCCACGTCTGAACGACGCCCGCCGCATCCCGGCACGGATTGCCACCGTTCCAATCCCACGACCCCGACGAACACTGATGTTGCTCCAACGGATTAGGAGTCGCAGACGGCGCAGGACACTGAATCACGTACCCCGGCCCGGTCGGACCCTGCGACATGCACGGCGTAGGCGCGACCGTCGGCGTAGGCGTCGGGGCCGGCGTCGCGTAGGAGTACGTCGGGACCGGCGTGGCCGTCGGGTTGGGCGCACCCGTCGGGTACGGGTTCACATACGTGTCCGCCGGCGGGTAGTAGGTGAACTGATCCACGTCAACGTGGTAGCCCGCCGACCCCGCCCGACTGAATGTGTACCGACAGAAGCGATCGAAATCTTGAATCCCAAGCGAGGCGAACGGAGTCGTTGTAGGCGAGATCACCCAGAGCCGCGACGTGATGTAGTCGTGCCGATACGCGTGCCACGCCCCCGCGTAGTAGCAATCCCACCCGACATACAGCGGGTCGTTGCCCGTATCCAGCGATCCCGAGTTAGTGGCCGCGACTTGAGACCCGGCCGGCAGCGTCAGCGAGAACGCGATCTTGTTGCCTACGTTGTACCCGGTCCAACCGTAGAAGGTCGAGGGGAGCCCCGCGGCAGCGCCCTGCGGCCACACGGTGACCGCGAGCACGGCGAGCGCGAAGAGCGGGCCGGCCGCGAGCCGGAACCGGCGTCCCTTCACCGGAGCGAGCCGAGTACGAGGACGTTCGTCCAGGCGCCCACGAGCCCGAGCGAGCCCGCGACGAGGAGCGCCAGACAGACCGCGAGCCCGCGCCGACTGACGACAGGTTCCGCGCGGACGGAGTAGGCCAGAGCGATGAGCCCACCGATGAAAGCCAGCTTGACGACGAGCGATGCCGGACCACCGAGCCACGACGAAAGTCGATTGAGCTCGTACGCATCCGGCATCACGAAGCGAGTCAGCCCATCCATGAGTTCACCGCCCACAGCCCACAGCGTCAGAAAGAGAACCGGGGAGCGCAGCCCCGGGTCGGATTGCACGTGCCGCGCCACGCGAGAGGCCACGTCAGGCCTTCTTGAGGAAGCCGAGCGCCTTGAGCACCCACGCGCCGCCGACGAACGCGAACTTGGCGCCGACTGCGATCGTGACAGCAGCCGCGATCATCAGCGCAAGGTCGGTCAGGAGCGTGCCCGGGGTGATGAGCGCGGAGTAGTCGTAGACCCCTCCGACGAACACCAGCGCAGCCGCGACGACGATCGCCACGACGCTTGCCGAAATCTTGTACATGACAGGTACCTCCTTCCCGTTCTGATTAGCGATGAGCCATCGCTGCAAGAACCGAACCAACAGCCCCGGCGGCTAGACCGCCGAAGAACGCCCCGATCAACGTCGCGACGACGCCGACCGGATCGAATAGACCCACGAACGGCGAGAAATCCACGGCGGATCAGTCCCCGATCAGCCCGACCGCTCGCAGCGCGAGAAACGCGCCCAGAGCGACGAGCAGCACGCCCACGTACACCCCGATCAGCGCCAGCACAGCTAGCGCCGCCCGAGGCCAGCAAGGACGGTCGTCATGCCCAGTACGCCGAGCGCGAATACCGCGATCGCCAGCGCCGTCACCACAGCCACGAAGGCGAGGGACGCCAGATCGCCGATCCACGAGGCGTAGTGAGCCGCGTACGACTCGAACTGCGTCAGCGCGAATGAAGGGTCAGGAGTCGGCACGTGCAGCCAGCTCGTCAAACGTGCGCGCCGGCAGCGGCCCGCGCCTTGCGGACCCAACCGAGGCCCCAGTACACGATCCCGGTGACGCCTGTCTCCGGATCGCGATCGACCGCCGCGCGCACCGGCGCCTCGATGATCTTGCCGACCTCGACGCCGTTGACGTCCGGCCCGAGCATCACCTGGTCGTTGTACCGGCCCGTACCGGCGATGATCACGCGGCGATTGCCGCCTTCGAATTCCTGCACTTGCAGGACCGTGCCCTTGACCATCAGAGCCATGCCGCTCCTTCCGCCGGTGGACCGGCGCTACTGACCCGGAACGAGGCCGGATCGACCATCACGAAGTCCGACGCGATCAGAGCTCGCGTCACCACTTCGACCGAGGCGGGCGCAACCCGCCAGGAGAAGCCCGCGATCGCCGTCGGCTTGATCCAGCCCGGCGCCCACGACCGCGCGAACGACGCCCGCCGCGTGTAGCGCGGCATCCGAGCATCGAGCCCCTTGACGATGTACGCCGCAGCCCGGGCGCCCGCGCCTGACGCCGAGCGCACCGCCGGCGCCACCGGCGCCGCGTTTGTCGCCTTCGAGACGTACCGCGCCACATCGCCCCGCGAGCGCGCAATGTCGATGTCCACCACCGGCCCGAACCCCGCTTGCACGGCCCACGAGCCCCGCAGCAGGTTCCGGAGCGCGAAGAAATCCCCCACCGACTCGACCCGAGCTACGACGTGAAGATGCGCGCGGCCGCTCGCATGGAGCTCGATGCCACGAACGTACGGGAACGCCCAACCCCGACGTCGCAGCCGCGCCGTCAGCCGATCCCACGCCCACGAGGCGTAGCGGATCGAGGGAGCCGTCTCGCCCTGCCCGCCGCCGTACGACGT